TCATTAGCAGAAATCAGAGCACGTCTAGCAGCAGCAGATTCAAACAAAGGCGGCCAATCGTCAAACGGTGGCGATAACGCAATTTACCCACACTGGAATATGGAAGAAGGTGCATCAGCACTGCTACGTTTCCTTCCAGATGGCAACAACAAAAACACTTTCTTCTGGGTCGAACGAGCAATGATTCGTTTACCATTCAACGGTGTCAAAGGTGAGATGGACACCAAACAAGTACAAGTGCAAGTACCTTGCGTAGAAATGTGGGGTGAAGCATGTCCTATTCTTGCAGAAGTGCGTACTTGGTTCAAAGACAAGAGCCTAGAAGAAATGGGTCGCAAGTATTGGAAGAAACGCAGCTATATCTTTCAAGGCTTTGTGCGCGAAAATCCCATTGCCGATGACAAGACTCCGGACAATCCTATTCGCAAGTTCATTATTGGACCGCAACTGTTTACCATCATCAAGTCGGCCTTGATGGATCCTGAACTGGAAGAACTGCCAACTGACATGCAGCGTGGTCTGGATTTCCGCATTGCCAAGACCTCCAAAGGCGGCTATGCTGACTACAACACCAGCAAATGGGCTCGCAAAGAGTCTGGCTTGCAGACCGAAGAACTTGAAGCAATTGAAGCACATGGCCTCTATGACTTGAGCACATTCCTGCCCAAGAAGCCCACAGACGTAGAGCTGCGTGTTATCAAAGAAATGTTCGAAGCCAGCGTTGACGGTCAGCCCTATGATGTAGAGCGTTGGGGTCAATACTTCCGTCCTGCGGGGGTGCAAGCACCGGCCGGCACTGCTGCAAACACCGCAGCCGAAGTTGATGAGGACACTCCAGCACCTGCACTCAAGGTGGTGACTCTGGCAGCCAAGCCAGCACCGGCACCTGTGGCCGAGGACGAAGACGAGCCTGCAGTGGCTTCGGCACCAGTGGCCAAACCAGCTGGAACTCAAAAGGCCGAAGACATCCTGGCCATGATCCGCGCTAGACAACAAAAGCAGTAAATCACTAACAGGCGAGGCAGCAATGTCTCGCCTGTGTCATTTTATGAGCAAGGCGATTTACACCAAACCTCCCAGTTGGAGTCAACATGCTATCAACGCTGGCAAAGAACAAGTGCGTGATCTTGAATGGGATCCACTTGAGGTGCCTGATGATGTCAACACTGTTTATCACAGTGATTCCATAGGCTTCATTGACATCAACGGTGGCAATGAATACATACAACAACTACAGGATTTGGGCAGACCCCTGACACTGTACAGTTACTATGTGTTCAATGACACTGTGCGTCAACGCTATCCCAACATTGATTTTAGAGTAGACTTGGTCAGTCCGGAACGTGCCATGAAGTTCAATGAAAACCTCTTGGATGCACACGATGTGCCCACTGACAAATCATGGGAAACTTTTGCAATGACACTGGTGGGCGGTAATCGGGAAAGTCGACAGTTTCTCACCGCAGCCATGTGGAAATGGGGCTGGTTTGATCCTGCCACAAGTACCAAGAATTTTAGATATACCGCGCAAGGTCTAGATGGCAACATCATGCGACTCACGCAAGATTTGCCTGAGCATGATCGAATATTGCGGAAATTTATCATGACTGACGATGATGCGGCGGCCGAGCAGTTTTATCAAACTATCTATAGTGATCAATATCATGATCCCAGTGACCACTGTGCCTTGATCAAATCAGCAGCACTGCGTATCAACAAGGCTTTTTTACAGTTGGTGGCTGAAATTGACACCTTGAGCTATCATCCCGTGGTGACAGAAAAAACCATGTATCCCATTGTTTGCAAGTCACTGTGGGCATCATATGGTGCCTGGCAATTTCATCATCATCTAGAGTCAGTGTGGGGATTCAAATTGTTTAGAAAGATTTTTGACTATAGTTTTGATCTTGAACCACATCCAGTGAAAAGGTTGGTAAAATTGCTGTCAATGGTGTCGGGTTTCAGTAAAATGAAACCACACGAATGGCATGATCTGTATCTTCTAGAGCAGGAAACCATAGAACACAACTATGACTGGTATTTCAGCCGTGACTGGCTTAGACAATTAGAAATACATGCTTGATGAAATAACCAAAACTATTTTTCCCAATCACTGTGAGGTGATTGAGATTGAACCTGGTTCGAGCTATGTGTACCCCATATTCAAATGTGGACGCAGCAGCCTGTATGAAACCATGCCCGACCGTGGTTGGAACACTGTGACCAATCACGACATAGCCAACATTGCCGCGCCCATCACGGTGTTTGTGAGAGACCCACGCGAAAGATTTTACAGTGGTGTCAACACCTACATACAACATCTGTTGAGCAAGGATCCTGATCTAGATGTCAATACCATTCTTTATTTTGTAGACAACTATCTGTTTCTCAACAGACACTATGCTCCACAATTTTTTTGGTTGATGAATCTTGCCAGCTTTGGTGGCAGCAATCAACTGTTGCAGTTTGAGCCCATGCACAAGATCAGTGAGTTGACTGATCTCAACAGTGATGCTGGAGTACAACCTATCACAGCCTGGCTGGCCAATCGTATTCAAGATTTTGATTGGCAGCGCCTTGAACTCTATATGTTCCTGGATCAAATAGTGTTTGATCATGTCAATCAGTGCATGACTTTTGGACAGCTGATAGAAAAAGTACACAACCACTCAGAACTATATCATCTGGTGTTTGAACGCAGTAAACAATTGATAAATCTCGTTGATGTGGTGCCCAAGACTTGATCACTTTGTGAGATTCAATCCCAACGGCACTGTGAGCCGCTGCGGCCACATGGTGGGCGCTCCGGAGTTTGACAGTCTCACAGAAATGTCCAACAGTGAATGGTTGTACAACATCAAACAAAAGTTGTGGCCCGAAGAATGTCAACGCTGTAGGGAAACAGAAAGCCTGGGCAATGACAGCATTCGTGTGCATGCCATACGTTTTCATCAACAACAGACCCAACCAGATTATCTTGTGGTTGGTGGTGTGCTAGACAATGTTTGCAACAGTGCATGTCAGTTCTGCAGTCAAGAACTCAGTACCAAAATTGGTAGCCTGCATGGCAAAAATTTTGTCATGATTGACAACAGCAATAAATTTTGGCAATTGCCTTTGAATAGAATCGTTCATCTTGATATCAACGGCGGCGAACCCAGTGCAAGTCCAAACTATCGCAGACTGTTGCAAAATTTGCCACCCAGTGTGACCAGCGTGAGAGTCAATACCAATTGTGGTTTGATCATCAACGAACTAGAATCAATAGCTGCCAGTGGTGTGGATGTAACAGTCACAGTGAGTTTTGATGGTATTGGTCGTGTGCATGACTACGTGCGTTGGCCCATAGCCTGGACACGTTTTGAACAGAATCTATCAGTGTATCGATCCATGCCCGGAATCAAGCTAAATCATTGGACCACGGTAAATGCGCTCAATGTCATGGACATGGACAGAATTTTTGAATACATGGAACATGTACAAGGCAATCACAGCTATGCTTTACTGCACACACCGGATGTGTTGAGTGTGCGTTACCGCAATAGATTTACTTTGGCTGCCAAACAGAGTCTGTCACACAGCCAAAGCAAGGCACTGTTGCCACTGATTGCGGTGGACAGAGATAACTCTCAAGAACTTGACAGATTTTTGCAACAGCAAGATCAACTGAGAAACATTGACCACAAGGACTATTATAGTGAAATCTTTTGCTAGACTGCACTGTGATCAACAAACAGAAATATCACAAGGTATTTTGGATTTTGTGATGAATCAAACCACGGTGTTGACCACGGGTGATCTTGGTTGGAATTTTGTAGATACAAGATCACTGTTGCAACATGTGCCTGCATTGGGTTTGTGGTTCAAGAGCCTGAGCCTGATGCCAAGGCACAGTGCGATCACTGTGATCAGAAACAATGATCAGCTGCCCTTGCACATTGACGAAGCACCGGTGGTGGCCAAAATCAATTTTCCTGTGCTAAACACAGTGGGTTGGGCCAATCGTTGGTATCACATTGAACCTCGTGTGCTGCAAGAATGCCCACAACACACCAATCAGTTTGGTAATTTGGTACATGATCTTTCAGGCATACCGCAAGATCAAATCACTTTGTGCGACGAACTTTTAGACATGCCTTGGCCCATAGTGTTCAACAGTGGCCGTGCTCATAGTGTGGAGATGGTTGATCCTGTGGGTGTGCCCAGAATTGTGGCCAGCTTTACTTTTTTCCGTGAGCCCGTGGAGTTGCTGCAATGAAGATTGCCATAACCGGACACACCAATGGCATAGGCCAAGCCTTGGCTCGCGAATATCAACAGCGCGGTCACGAGGTCATGGGGCTGAGTCGCAGAACTGGCCAAAATATCCATCTCACAGAAAAAATTACCAATGCCGTGGCCGACTGTGATGTGTTTGTGAACAATGCTCAAAGCGGATTCGCCCAGACACAACTGCTTTGGAATGTGGCACAACGTTGGCAAAACACTGGCAAATCTATCGTGGTAATATCTACCATGATGGCACAGGATCCAGTGAGCGTGATGCCTGGGTATGACATGGCTCAGTATCGAGTACAGAAAGTTGCCCTGGAAGAGTCTGTGCGGCAGTTGAGACTGATTGATCCCACATTGAAAATCTACCTAGTGCGTCCAGGAGATATTGCAACCACTCCGGAAAAAACAGTGCCACCCTCGGCTGATCTTGAATTGTGGACACGTACCTTGATGGCCATTTTGTACGACACTGATCCTTCGCTGCAGGTGTATGACATAAGCCTTGGACCTAGTTATGACACCTAAGGACATGTTGACCAATCCACACTTCTGCCCCATGCCTTGGGCTGGTGTGATGTACAATCATGACGGCACTGTCAAAAACTGCATACGCAGCAGTGAACCTGTGGGCAACATTGCCAATCATGACATTGAGCAGTTGTTGACC